ATAAAGACATATTACTATAATATTTTATGGGTGAAATTATGGAGTTAAAACAATGTTCAGGATGTCATTCAAACATTTTACCAGAATATTATGGAAAGAACAGACAAGGACAATTATTTAAAACATGCAATAACTGCAGACAAAGAGATAAATTGAGAAGTGCTCAGAGAACAGAAGAACAACGAGAATACAAACAACAATATCATCAAACACATAAAGAGGAAATAAATGCAAAAACGAAAGAGCGGCGTCAAACAGACGAATACAAAGAACAAACCAAACAATACAGGGAGACAAACAAAGATGCAATTAACGCAAGAAGACGACAACATTATCAGGACAACATAGAAGAAATTACAGCCAACAGAAGAGAAAAAACAAAACAATATTATCAGGAACAAAAGCAAGAAAGAGATGCACTCAAGGAAAGGAGACAACACAAATACCAACAGATGTGATTGAATTTTTGAAGTTGCAGATCAAGAAAGAGAGAATAGATTTGGAAAATATGACTTATTATAAGACCAAAGAATTGCTGAAAAAGTTGGGGTTCAATAAATATTATGAGCATATTAATTTCATTAAAGATAAGTTGGGAATTAAACCGCCGATTATTTCACAGGAATTGGAAGAAACTCTCTGCAACTTTTTCATGGAAATTCAGTATCCTTATGCAAAGCACTGTCCTGATTACCGTGTGAATTTCTTGCATTATTATTATGTTCTTTTTAAACTATTTGAACTTTTAGGACAAACGCATTATTTGCCAGAAATACCTATGTTGAAAGATAGAGAGAAACTTATAGAGCAGGATACTATTTGGAAGAAGATTTGTGAAGAACTAAACTGGGAGTATATTAATACTCTATAATCCATATTATCCACTTTTTATATGCGCAATCTAACAAAAGTGGAGCAAAACTTATGTTACTCTATTATAATTCATTTTTGAAAAAGTAGAACAAACCATGCTCTACTTTTTCTTATTTTAGTTAGTATAAATATTGCCGACAAGCAGTTAGCAACCGTTTTGCTAGTTTGCGCCTATAAAAAGTGGTGGATTTAAAACCCACCCATGCCAAAGCGCACCATATTAGCACCAATACCGAACCCAGCACCTGAACGAGCAGTCACACCAATAGAGGGAACAAATGTATCCAAGATGCTAAATGTTGCCGCAGCAGTGAGCGCCAACAAAGAAATTTCCTCAATATTTAGAGAACGTTTAGGAATAGCATAAGCAGCAATAGCAACCATCAAACCTTGCACCAAATACTTGATGATTCTCTTAATAAATTCACTAATGTCAAACATTTATATAAATTAACAAGAAAATAATATTAATTAATTGTGTTAAATAATTGTGTTAAATAATTGTGCGATAAATCACTTAAAATTAAATAAGATATATTATTAATGAACTTTGAAAAGAAAACTACTAAATCGGGAAAACCCAATTCCAAATATGTGGATTTACTAGAGGAAGATAAACCAGTAGCTGGACAAAAATTTGTTTGTGTTTCTTTTGTTTCTCCTGAAAAAATCTTGAAACAAAAAGAATTATACTTCTTTCAAGAATTCCTAAAGAAGTGGGATTTTTCTAAATCTATGGATAAATTTGTTCAATTTATGAATTTTATTTCATTCAAATATAAACTCAGTTTTGATGATTTGACTTCTGATTTTAAAGAATTTGTGAAAGAGGAGCATGATAATTTATCTAAATCTAGTTTGGAAGATGATTACAAAACATTTATTGATAATAATGAAGAAGAACTAGAGAATGGGTTCAATATTAAACACAATTTTCAAACATCGACTCGTGGTCTTAAAGTTCGTGGAGTATATCCTACATTAGAAGAAGCCGAATTGAGATGCAAAATGTTGCGTGAACTGGATCCAAACCATGATGTGTTTGTTGGTCCAGTTGGACTTTGGATGCCATGGGATCCTGAGGCGTATAAGACTGGTCGTGTTGAGTATATTGAAGACGAGTTGAATCAACTTATGCACGAGAAAACAAAGAATGAATCATTTGCCAAGTCCGCATTTGATCAGCGTGTCAAAGATGCTAAAAAGACTGCTATCAGTGAAAATATTAAGTTGGCCGAGAAAACAGGTGCTTCATTGACCCAAAATATTGATGCCAATGGCAATTTAGTAGGAATCCAAAATATGAATACACAAGAAACTGTGCTAGATTCGGAGGAAGTGACTGCAGCAGATATTCGCAATGAATTGTTTGAAGGAGATAATATTATTACTGGAAAAACAGACAATGGACAGAGCGAACTTTTGAGCGGACCTTTTGCTAAGAAAAAGTAAAGTATACTGTGTAAAATAATTGTAAAATTAAATAATAAGGTAATTAATACTTAAAAATAATTTAAATATTAATATAATATGTCACATCAAGAAAACAAATCAGTACAAATATTGATTTTTGGCGCCAATGGTTGGATTGGAACCAAAGTGTATAAGTATTTGACAACTGAACTAGGGTTGACAAATAATGCATCGGTTACTGTGTTTAAATCTGGAGCAAGAGCAGATGATATAGAGGCAGTAAAACGTGAATTAATTCGGATACCAAATATTACTCACATTATGAGTTTTATTGGACGAACTCATGGAACATACGAGAATGAAAAAATTGGAACCATAGATTATTTGGAAAAACCTGGCAAATTGACGGATAATGTGCGCGACAATTTATTTTCTCCAATTGCACTCGCATTATTGTGCAAAGAGCGCAATATTCATTTCACCTATTTGGGTACAGGATGCATTTTTGAATATGATGCTGAGCATCCTTTTGCTGAAGAAGTAAATGGATTTGCCGAATCTAACAAACCGAATTTTTTTGGGTCATCTTATTCAATTGTGAAAGGATTTACTGACCAACTTATGCATTTGCTAGAAAATACGGTTCTTAATGTTCGTATTCGTATGCCAATTACACATGAAGTCAATGACCGCAATTTTATTACCAAAATTACAAACTATTCGCGTGTTTGTTCTATTCCTAATTCTATGACAGTGTTAAATGAACTTATCCCAATTATGGTAGATATGGCACTTTCTCAATTTACAGGAACAGTGAATTTGACAAATCCTGGGTTAATTTCACACAATGAAATCCTGGAAATGTATCGTGAAATTGTGGACCCTGCATTTACATGGAACAATTTTAGTATCCAAGATCAGAATCAAATTTTGCTTTCTAAACGCTCTAACAATTTCCTGGATACAAGTAAATTGCAAGAATTATATCCTAAAGTAAAACCTATCAAGGAATCTGTGAGAGAAATGCTTGTTCTAATGCATGCCCAGCGTAAGAAAATAGATTAGTTAAATAGTAACATAATGGTAGTTACCATCAAATTTAATATTATTTGATATTGATCTAGACATTTTAGCAGGCGATATATTTTCATAGGATGCCGCTTTTGCAATAGTAGTCCAAGTGTTTAATACCAACCCAGTTGTGGTTTCGACCTTATTCACTTTTTTGCCAGTAGAACTAGTTGCTTTATGAACATATTTGTCATCCGTTTTTAATCCTATTCCATAATAACCAAAATTGCTTTTTGAATCAACTGTTTCTAATACTTTTTTTGCTTCACTATTAGAACCAATCCATAAAGCACCTTTTTGGACATAAACACATTCATCTAAATAAGTTGTTAATTCTTTCATATCTTCTTTATCCGATATTGAGGGTTTATTAAGAGATTTTTTCCATCTCTTATATTCTTCCAGCAATACTACATTTAATATTCTATTATTAGGTGCAAAATTGCATATATTAAAAATGAAATTTTCTGCGTCAGAATCAACCAATCTTTTTTTATATTCAATTGGTTTTAGCATAATACCTTGAAACCCGTGAACAAGTTGATTCTTATTTTGGTCATTCAAACGTTTGGGTTTAAATTTAATATTTAAATATGATTTAAATTCATGAAATACTTCTTTTGTAGGTTTTGTTTTCATCCAAATACGAAACTGTGCTTCAATATCAGTTGAACTTACTTCAACATCAGACCTAACAATACATTCTTCATCTATAAATTTATTAAATTTGTGAGTTAATTCTGTTTGTGGTATTAATGGATTTACTTCTTTTTCATATTTTTCTTCTTCCATTAAAAAATTAATCCTTTCATTTTGAGATTTAATTTTTTCTTCTAATTCATTTATTTTTAATAAATAATTGTCATTTTCTTTTTTATGCTCTTTAATTCTATCTTCTAGTGCATAATTTTCATTTTTTAATTCTTCATTCTCTTTAACTAATAAATTAAAATTATCAATATTACATACTTTTAATTCAATAATGTTTTTAATATAGGTATTAATTTTACTTATAGTACATGTTTCATCTATTGAAATGAGTTCTGTATAATTTTCATTGGCGATAGTTAGAGATCTAATTTGTTTTTTAATTTTGGAATGTTTTTTGATATCATTTTCTATTTCTACTTTATTTTGCACTTTGAATGCTCCAATTAATTTAAAATTGGTAAAATCTTTTTTATGTGCTTGAACTCTTATTGACAAGTTATTACTTTGTCCAAATTTAATTAATTTTTCATTACTGCTATTTGTATTCTCTATTGACCCAATATAAACGCATTCTGTATTTTTTGGAAATTGCAGCAAAATGATTTCTTGTTTTTCTTGTTCTGTTGTTTTTTGAATATTTTGGATCTCTGTGTCTTTTGCTGTTAGTTGTAATTGTTTGGATTCTAGTTGTAGTTTTAATTCATTACTT